GAAGGCGTGCGCGTGGACACCGGCGCGGCCAGCGATACCGGCCCGCTGAAGTTCCTGCTCGCCCGCAACGCGCCCACATGGCGCAACCCCTTCGGCGAGGCGCTGCTCTCGCGCCTGTACTGGCCGTGGTTCTTCCGCGCCAACGGCTGGCAGTTCTGGGCGCGGTTCCTTGAACGGTTCGGCGCGCCGCTGCTGGTCGGATCGGGCAATGGCAATCCGGACGATCTGGCGCGGATGCTGGCCAGCGCGGTGCAATCGGGCGCTATCGCCACGAGCAGCGATACCACCGTCTCCGCCATCGCGCCGGGTAACGCTGGGCAGGCCTTCGAGGCATTCGCAAGCGCCGTCGACAAGCGCATCCAGAAAGTCATACTCGGCCAGACGCTGACCACCGACATCACCGGGGGCGNNGCGAGGGCTTGAGTGCCGACCGGGCCGAACGCGACCTGAAACTGTCGCAGGCAGGCGCGGTATTCAGCGATGACTACTTTGTTCGCGCCTACGACTTCGAACCGGGCGAGGTGACCGCGCGCGCGCCAGTTGCCACCGCGCAGGGCGCAGCACCCGCATTCCGCGCCCCACACGATGCACTGACCTTCGCCAGCCTGCCGCGCGCAGAGCGGGCAGGGCAGGCAGCTATCGACAAGCTGGCGGACGATGCGGTTGCGCAGGCCGGCAGCCCGATCGATCCCGATGACATTCGCGCGGCACTGGCCGCCGCGACCGACGAGGATGACCTGATCGAGCGATTGGGCAAGCTCGCCGCCGACCTGCCCGCGCCCGCCTTCCGCGACCTCACCGAACGCGCGCTGTTCGCCGCCGACCTGATCGGCTACCAGAGCGCCGCCCGTGGCTGATATCCCCGGCTTCGTCGAGGCGATCCGCGACGCGCAGCGCCGCCGCGTGGTGCTGCCGGAAACTTTCTACGGCGACACCATCGGCCGCGTGCGCGCGGCATCGGCCACGGTGTCGGGGCTGGCATCGCTGGATCAGGTGCAGGCGGTGATTGACTCACTGCGCACCGCGCTGGAACAGGGCCAATCGTTCGGCGCATGGAAAAAAGCCCTGCTGGCCTCCGGGCAGGATTTCGGGCTGCCTGCGCACCGGCTGGAGACCATCTTCCGCACCAACGTGCAAGGCTGGTACGCCGCAGGCCGGGCCGAGCAAATCCAGCGCCTGAAGGATGATTTCCCGTATCTGCGCTACAGCGCCATCCTCGATGCCCGCGTGCGCCCAAGCCATGCCGCACTCGATGGCATCATCTTGCCCGTCGATCATCCCTTCTGGAAATCGCACTACCCGCCCAGCGCGTTCAACTGTCGCTGCACCGTCATCCCCATGACCGCGCTGCAAGCTGAGCACGCCATCGGCAAGGCCCGCGAGCAAGGCCGCGTCATCGATCAAGTGCCCGCCGACGTCGAGCCGACTGCACCGGGGTGGGACTACGACCGCTTGAACCCCGCCGCGCCGTTGGAAGGGCTGGAGAGAGCAGTCGCGCGCCGTTCCGGGCAGTGCGTGCCGAGGCAGTTTGCGGGCAAGCGGAAAGGCCAGCCGGTTTGGTGCGAAGGGCCGGGAGCCGACCTGTTGCAGCGACTCCACTACGCCACGCAGTACGGCAAGCGCGCCATGGCGGAGCACATCGCGCACAAAGTAGATGTTCTGAATCTTGCTGCACACGCAACATCGGAACGATTCCGCAACCAAGAGCGTTGGGTAACGCTAGACGCATTCACGGCGCGGGCCGGATTGTTTGCGGCGATTGGCGAAACCGCACTGAGAATCGAAAGGGTCGAATTGCAAGCGTCCTACATTCGACATGCATGGACGCAACACGGCCCAGGCGGCTGGAAGTTGCCAAAGCATCCCATCGAGCCAGACGACTTGCTCCGCGTCGCTGAAATAGCCAACTCGGCCAGACTTGTCGATACGGGAAGATCGACTACGGGCGGGAACAAACTGGTCGAGGCGCTGGTGCCCATGGATGGCGTGCGCTGGATTGCCGTGTTCGAGGTGCGACCCGGCAAGCGCAGCAAATCACTGGCGCTGTTCGATCTCTACAAGAAATAGGCTGGCGGTATGCGATGTGACAAGCCCCGCACTCACGCCCGAAACGAACCCGCCAACCTAGGATCATCCTACCACAAGGCCAGACCAATGCGAGACGGTATGGTATCCGGTGACAGGCTGTCAGCAAGAAATAGAGCAGGCGGTGCGGGATGCTGCCTTACGGCCCCTCCACCGCGCGGGTTTTTGATGCCACCGCCCGCATGTGGGTGATGCCTGACGATGTGGAGACGCAACACCCCAACCGAGCACCATGCGTGGCATGGAAAAGACCAAGCCCGTACCCGCCGCCGCATTGCGCTTCGATACCGCAGCGCCGCTCGCCCTGACCGCCGCTGAAACGGCGGATTCGCCGCGCACCTTTGCCGGTGTCGCCTACTCCGGCGACGTGATCCGCAATCACTTCTACTGGGGACACGTGGTGTTCGATCTGGCAAGTACCACCGCGCCCGACAAGGTGCCGGTACTGGTGGAACACGACCGCGCCCAGCGCGCCGGCGTCGGGCAGATCGCCATCGGCCAAGACATCCGCATCACCGGCAGCTTGCTTGCCAACACGCACGGGCAAAACGTGGCCGCCGACGCCGATGCCGGTTTCCCCTGGCAGCTTTCCGTGCACATCGAGCCGGGCAGCGTCGAAGAAGTCGCGACCGGCGTCGCGGCATCTGTCAACGGGCGCGACTTCACCGGCCCGCTGACCATCTTCCGCAACAGCCTGATTCGCGAGACCAGCTTCACCCCGACCGGGGCGGACTCGCACACCAGCGCCCGCGTGTTTTCCGGCGCACCCGAGTTGCACATTCCCGTTTTTTCAACCGAGGATCGCACCATGTCCGATCAGCAAGACCCGCGCATTGCCGCGCTCGAAACAGACCTTGCAGCCGCCAATGCACGCGCGGAAGCCGCAGAACAGGCTCTTGCCGGTATCAAGGCCAGCGCACGCGAGGCCGACATCCGCACGATGTTTGCGGCAATGGGCCGCGAATACAGCGCCGAGGCCGCCAAGCCGTATTTCCAGATCGACGACGCCGCCTTTGCCGTGGTGATGGCCGACATGAAGGCCGCCGCGCCGAAGCACTCGCCGCATCTGTTCCACGACACCGCAACGTCGGGTGCGCCCGCGAAAAACCACGCAACGCTTGATCACACCGCGATTTTCGCGGCTCGTAAATCCGCATCCAAGGGTAACTGACCATGGCAACCGATACCGAAACCGTACACACGCTGGAGTTCCTCTTGTCCGAGGCGAACGGCCAGCGATCCCGCGACAACGGCACCACGAGCGCGGCAGTCACCGCAGGCGCGGTGCTTGAAGCCGATGGCGCCAACTGGGAGCCGATTGCAAACGCGGACCCGGCTGGCAAAACGCTGGCCATTGCATGCGCCGATGCGGCCAGCGGCGACAAGGTCGCCATCATCGCGCGCGATGCCGAAGTCGATGGCAACACCATCGAATGGGGGGCGCTGGTCGCCGGCGCAAACCGTACCGCCGCCATCGCCATTCTGGCGGCGGCCGGTATCCTGATCCGCTAACCACGAGGAATCACCATGTCTGTTTGGAACGTATTTGACAGCGATGCTTTCTCGCTGAATTCGCTCACCGCAGCGATCAACCATGTGCCGTATCAGCCCGGCGTCATCGGTGGCCTTGGCATTTTCTCCGAGCAAGGCATCAGCACCACGACCGCCTTGATCGAGGAAAACAACGGCGTGCTATCGCTGGTCTCCGTCGCGCCGCGCAACGGCGTCGGACAGGTAGTCAGCGACTCCAAGCGCGCGGTCCGCAGCTTCGCCGTGCCGCACATGCCGGAACGCGCCACCATCATGGCCGACGAAGTGCAGGGCGTGCGCGCGTTCGGCTCCGAGTCCAACGCCACGAGCATCGAGATCAAACGCGACGAGCGCCTGGCCGACATGCGTCGCAATCTCGACTACACGCTCGAGAGCCATCGCCTTGCGGCCATCATGGGCAACTACGTCGACGTGAATGGGGCGACGCAATCCCTGGCCACCGCCTTCGGCGTGGTTGCGCCAACGCAGGTGGACTTCCTGCTTGGCACGTCCACGACCAAGGTGCGCGGCAAGTGCATGACCGCCATTGAGGCTATTGAGGCAGGGCTTGGCGGCGTGGCATTCAGCGGCGTCATTGCGCTGTGCGGCAAGACCTTCTGGTCTTCGCTGATCGACCACGCCGCGCTGGCGCAGACGGTCACCGGCTGGCAGGCTGCGCAGACGCTGCGCGATGATCCACGCCTTGCCATCGAGTTCGGCGGTATCCGCTTCGTCCGCTATCGCGGCACCAGCGCGGTCAAGATCGGAGACTCCGACGCTTACGCTTTCGCGGCGGGCGTGCCGGACCTGTTCATCACCCGCTTTGCCCCGGCCAACTACATGGAGACGGTCAACACGATTGGTCTGCCCGTGTACGCGAAGGCCGAGGCGTTGCCGTTGGGCAAGGGCGTTCAGATTGAAGCGCAGACCAACGCGCTGAACCTGTGCACGCGCCCGGCGTCCGTGGTCAAGCTGACGACCAGCAACTGAGCCATGGCATACGTCACACAGGCCGATCTTGAAGATCGCTACGGCATCGATGAGCTGGTCCAGCTCACCGATCGTGCCGTGCCACCCAGCGGGGCGATTGACCCCGCTGTGGTCGCGCGGGCCTGTGCCGACGCCACAGCCATCTGCGACAGCTACGCACGCGGCTCTTACCTCACCCCGCTGGTGGCGGCAAACATCCTTGTGGTCAACCCCTACGCGTGCATGATCGCCCGCTGGTTGCTGCACGATGACACACACCCCGAGCATGTCGAGCACGGCTACAAGGACGCCATCGCTTGGCTGCGCGACCTGTCGAGCGGCAAAGTTGGTCTTCCTGATCTGACGCCGCCGGGAGGTGATTCCGGCACGCCGTTCGGCGTTGCCGTGTCTGCGCCTGTACAGGTGTTCACGGCCGCAACGCTCGCAAGGATGCCGGCGTGAGTGGGCTGTCTGTCACCGTCGATGACGGCGAAGCGCAGGCGATGTTCCGCAGGCTCGCGTCTGTAGCGGACAACATGGCCCCTGCACTTGATGCCATCGGGCAACTGATCGCGTCGAGCGTTCGCGGCAACATCGCGTCGGGCACCGACTACACCGGCAGCCCGTTCGTGGGATTGTCCGAGACCACGCTGGACCGCCGCCGTAAGGCGGGCAAGGACGCCAAGCCGCTGCGCGACACGGGGAGGCTGATGAACTCCATCACTCATCGGGTCAATGGCGATAGCGTGGCCGTGTTCACCGACGTGGTGTATGCCGCCGCGCAACAGTTCGGCAATCCGGGCAACCGCATGTTCGGCAAGGCGGCAGCGCCCATCCCGGCGCGTCCGTTCTTCCCGATCCGCGCAGGGCATGCGGACCTACAGCCGGACGTGATCGCCGACATGATGGAGATTGCCAGCCGCCATATCGCCAAGGTGCTGGCATGAGCCTCACCGGCCCCTTCCCCGCATCCTCCGTCATCGAACGCCTGGCCGCTCTGCCCGAGCTTCGCATCGTCGAGGGCGCAGCCGGTTTGCAAGCGGCCATCGCCTCGCCCCCGCGCGCGGTGCCCGCCGCCTATGTGCTGGTGGAAGAAACCGGCCGCGACCCCGCCGACTTTGCCGAGCACTACGCCCAACCCATGACCGCCACGATCAACGTGGTGCTGTGGGCGCGCCATGTGGGTGACAGCACGGGTGCCAAGGTGGCCGCAATGATGGAGGGCATCGAGCGCGCGGTGCGCACTGCGCTGCGCGACTGGTCGCCCTCGCCACCGTTCGAGCCGTTG